GTCGTCGCCCTTGTACCGCTTGATCGCGATAATGTCGCGCCCTTGCCGCGCCACGATCACGGTGCTGTCGGCGCCTGAGCGCGCCGGATCCACCCCGAGCACGATCGGCGCCGTCTCATCCTTCCACCTTGGCCGGTGCGCAGCCGCCTCGACTACCGACGGGCCAATGAACTGATCGTCACCTTCGAGCGGAAACTGACCGTACACCTCAACGCGCGCCTGGGGGCTGTCGGCGCCGTACTCATCAATAATCTGCTGATAGACCGCTTTGTCGGTGTCCTCCACCTCACGCGCGTCGATGCTCTCGGTCTGCCAAAACGCCCGCTTGGCGTTAAAGCACTCAAAGAAGTACCCCTCGTTGCGGCGCGGGTTACTGAACGCGCACCAAAAACGGTGCGGTGTGTTTTCCGTAAAGAAGCCCGCCGACACCGCCCAGATGGGGTCTGGAATACCAGAGGCCTCATCGAAAATGACCATGACGCCATCATGGTTGTGCACGCCCGCGTACGCGTCGGGGTTCTCCTCCGACCACAGCCGGCCCTCGACCGACCAATAGCGCGTGCCCTTCTTAAGGTCGCGCTCGACCAGCTCCGCGATCCACTTGGCCGGCATCACCCGCGTGGCGGACACCTCGAACCAATGGCTGTTCATCATCAGCGCCAGCCACTTAGTGATCTCGGCCCACGTCACCGAGCGTAGCTGCGCCTCGCTGTTGGCCGACACAATAGTTGTGCTGCCTATGCGGGTGGTGAGCATCCACAAGATCAGCCAGCTCACCAGCGCTGACTTGCCGATACCGCGCCCGGAGGCCGTCGCCGTTCGCAGCACCTCAAACGCCTCGCGCTGTTTATTAGCCCGAATATGCGTAGCAAATTTGCGCAGCATCTTTAGCTGCCATGTGCGCGGGCCAGTAAAGTGCTCAAGCGGGGTGCCCTTCTGCCCCCACGGAAACACAAACCGCACGAACGCCTCGGGGTCGTCCTTGAGCGCGGGCGACCAGAGCTTGCTCATTAAGAGCTGTTCATCTTCACCGTTATAGATCGGCAGTTGCATGTTCGCCTTCGATCGTCAGTGGGGCGCGTACGTCTTGACCCAATCGGCCAGCAAGCACGCGCGATTCCGCCTCCTGCAGCGCCGCTGTGATGCTGATCTGTTGTTTGATGTCGACTTGCACCTGTTGCTTCGCCACCCAGCCATGCACATGCGTGAGGATGGCAAGGGAGGCTTTGGTGTCTCCGGCTTTAGCCGCAAGGTGTAACTGCGTGGCGGCTTCAGCCTCGCCATCGGCGCGACCTTTCTGTTCGGCCATTTGGGCTATGGAATCTAACTGACATAGGCGCCGGTACTCCGTTGGCAGCAACCCGGCGGCTAACGCCAGCGAGTCACCTTTCAAACCAATCTTCGCGGCGTCGTATATCGCCTGCAACACTTTTTCGGTCGCCCTGATTTCGCGGGGCGCGAAGGGTAAGGACTGGAAGCTCATACAGTGAGCATAGCGCGGTTTGCATAAAAATAAAAAATTTTTTGCGACCCCTCCCGTAAAAATGACCGGTCACCGCTGGGCCCTCCCCCCCCATCGAATCAAGCGCGGCGCCACCAGCCCGCCAGCCCGCAGGCCTGCAGGCCACCGGCCGCCAGCCCGCCAGCATCGAGCGCGTGAGCCGGTGCGCGCGCAGCGCGTCGACGTTTGGGTCATTTGGGTCATGGTGCGCGAGCCGGTGCGCGCGCTCGAGCACCAGGGCGACGGCGTGCGCTCGAGCACCAGGGCGCCAACCTTTGGGTCATTTGGGTCATGGCGTGTCGATTGCCCAAAGTGCCCAAAGGCATGCGGGCGTAGGCATGGCGGCGTGAGCGTTTTGGGTCATTTGGGCACTTTTGCCATCGAAAAAAAGTCGATGAGCCGCTTCATTGTGCGCCGCTGCAGCTCACCGCTGTACGCCTATACAGTATAAGAAGACTTTTTAAATTTAATCAAAACCTATGACCCAAATGACCCAAAACCCCCTCGCACCCCATGTTTTCAAGCTCGCGGCGTTGGGCAATTCTCGCCGCGCTCATAACCCAACCTCGACCCAAATGACCCAACATTCGCGCGCTCGAGCAACTATCCGCCTGTTGGTCGCCATACAAAAAACTATTTGACGGCTTGCCGGCCATAAAGAGAATGGTGCATGCCGGCATTGACACAAGCGCCAGCCGGCGGCGCAGGAGCACATGCATATGAGCAAGCAAACGATCGCATTCAATACCGGCCGCCCCTACAGCGCCGACGGCCAACGTATCGCCGCCGGCCAGCTCGACGACGGCCGCGTGCTATTTGTCGACCTCGACCGCCGTCTTTCCTACGCGACCGCGACGCCATGCGAGCTCGAGCCCGCCGCCATCATGCGCGCCTATGACGCCAACGACACGATCGACGTTTATATGGTCGACATAAGCGCCAGCGACCTCACGGCCATGTTATTAGACCTCGGCGTCGCCGCCGCCGAGCTCGACGCCTAACCCCTCACCCCAACCCGGAGCACATGCATATGAATAAGACTGAACAACGCGACGTGATCGCCGCGCGCGATCGCATCACCGCGACGATCGCGCACCCAACCACCAGCGACTGGCTGCGGCGCGCGCTGATCGACGCGCTCGAGCGCGACCCAACCGACGCGCGACGCGACGCCGCCTATTGTCTCGAGCTGGTTCGCCGGCTTGAGGACGCCGCGCGCGGCACGCGCATGGATCGCCCGGCGGTGACGCCATGAGCGCCCGCCAGCTCTCTAACGCGCTCGCCATGATCGGCTGCGCGGCCTTTTTGGCCGCCGTTTATCTAGGCGCGCTGTCGCTACTGATCGCCGCTACCGCCGTCGTGGCGGTGGCGTGCGTCATCGATCACATTCGCAACTAAACCACACTCGAGGACACTACATCATGAGCACTCTGCAACTGAATCTGACCATTTCGCTGGCTACCCTGCGCGCTGCGCGTACGCATACCGCTGAAGGCGACATTCGATCCTATTTGAACGGCGTTTATCTCGACGTCACCACCGGAAAGGTCGTCGCCACTGATGGGCATCGCATGCTGGTGATATCAGCGCCCGGTATCGTGCACGCTCGAGCGTACGATCGCGCCGTCATGCCGCCAGAGCTGCGCGCTGGGGTCATCATCCCGAACGACGCGATCGACGCCGCGCTCAAGCTCTACAGCGGCGAGTACCAGCGCGGCAAGCGCCTAGGCGACGTCGACGTCGTCGTCACCCTGCGCTGGACACGCGAGCTCGATCCGACGCGCGCAGACGTGCACATTATCCGCGCGCCAGAGGGCACGATCGCCGTACCTAACGGCGGCGCTGTCGGCTTCCGGCCGCTCGATGGGCAGTTCCCACAATGGCGCCGCGTCACGCCGGCGGCCGATCAGCTGGGCGCGCTCGAGCTGTCCTGCACCAATTGGCAGTATGTCGCCGACGCGTGCGACGCGTTCGCCATCTTGCGCAATAAACAGAAAAAGCACGCCGGCCAGCATGCCGTCCGCATACATACGCGCGGCACGTCGCCCGCGATCATTACTGACGGCCAGCCCGATGCCGTCGCCGTCGTCATGCCCATGCGCGGCGAGATCGGCGCCGGGAGCACACAACATGCAATCGACTCAACTGGACTTGACCGCTGACGTGATCGACGTGCGCGACGTGATCGCGCGAGTGGAGACGCTCGAAGACGAGTGCGACGACACAAGCGCGCTGAACACCCCAGAAGCGCGCGCCGAACTGACCGCGCTGCGCGCGTTACTCGACGAGCTGGCCGGGTACGGCGGCGACGAGGAATGGCGCGGCGACTGGTATCCGTCGCATCTGATCGACGATGAGTACTTTGTCGAGTACGCGACGGATTTAGTCGTCGACTGTGGCGGCGTGCCGCGTGACATGCCGCACTATATCGTCGTCGACTGGGAGCGTACCGCGCGCAACATCCGCGAGGACTACTCGCAGATTGACGTCGACGGCCGCCCGTACTGGTATCGCTAACATGATCACCGGCAATCGGCCGCGCTGCAGCTGCTGCGCAGGCTCCGGGTATGACGCGCTCGCCGTCGACGACGACGGCGGCGCGGTCACATGCTGGGCGTGCGACGGCACCGGGTATGACGAGCGCATGCCCGACGACTGGCCGCCGGACTACCTGGCCGCGCGTGCGGCCGGGCACGCGGCCATGGCGGCCGAGCGGCGCGCGTTCGGCGCGCTGCGGGCTACACTCGAGACGCTCGAGGACGATTTACAACGGGCAGGTGACGAGCTGCGGAGGTTGTAATGGTGCGTTACATTTTGCGGATATGGCGCCAGAGGCACGACGACGGCCGGCGCCAATGGGCACATGTGCCGCCACCCAACTGGGCATGCGTGCGGCGCTGGCATGGTGATAGCGTTTATTGGTGACGATATGGGCAAACTATTTTTGAGCGAGGACGAACACCGGCAGCTGTGGGACGTCGAGGACATACCCCATGGCGAGGCGGCCGCGCGCTGGGAGCCGCCGGATAAGCGCGCGGAGCGGTACCGGCAAGCGCTCGAGGGTATCCTCGCGTGCTCCGGTGGCGGCCGGGTGGTGTATCTATTGCAAGCCGTCGCCGCGCGGGCGCTCGGGTACGAGACGCTCGCAGACGATCTACAACGGCGCGCCGACGTCACGCGCGACGATCCGCCATGCTCTGGATGACCATCTGCGCGATCGTCGCCGTTATCTGCGCATGGTTATTTGACGACGGAGAGTGACGCCGGCGGCTGGACTTCTACCAGTCGCCGCAGCTCTGACTTGCTGCGGCTATCCATGTCGGGCGCGCAGAATAGGTGCTTTTTCGTCGGGTAGTCGCCCGACGCGACGCGCCCTTTATCGATCCATCCAGCCTCGCGCAGCGCGTGGAACAGCGCTGACTGCGGCGCTTTGACGCCCGGCGGCATCGAGCCCGCTACACGATCGAGCACCACATGGAACGGCGAGCCGATCACGCCGCGCGAGAACTCGCCGACGCGGCCGCGCAGCATCTCGACAAGGTAGGACTCCGCCGTCGACATGCCCGCGTCAATCATGATGGCCTTGGCCTCTGTCATTATCGGACTTGCACCGGGGTTGAACTTGGAAACGTCGTAAGAGGAAAGCCAACAGGCAATTTGCTCAAAGCCGCCGGACTTGTACCAGTGCCACAATTCCTGCGCCTTTTCTTCTGGCAGTCTGTCGGCCTCGCTCCA